GAGACTGAGTATTAGAACTCGAACTTGTACTAATACCAGTTAAATTAGAACCATCACCATAATATGCCGTAGCTGTAACATTACCATTAACATGTAATTTTTGAGATGGATTAGTTGTACCTATACCGACATTTTGACTAGAAGCAATAAATAACCCCATAGTTAAACCAATGCTAGCATTAGGCTTCGTGTAAAATGCCAATCCATGTGCATTATTACTAGAATAACCATAGCTAGAAATCATAGCTTGATCATAATTCTGAACATTTCCGCCGCTGCTTGCTCCTCTGAATTTAATGGCAGTCCCACCACCCGCTAAAATAGCACTTGAAGTATCAGCTTGAAAAATTGCAACAACATTTTGTGAGGTTGTTGAACCTCCAGAAGTTTGAACGTGTAGTTTAGCGTCTGGGGCTGTATCTCCTATACCTACATTATTTCCTAATGGATTAATAGATAAAGGATGAGAATCTAGGGATTGAATCCATTTATACCCACCAGTACTATAATCCCCTAAAGATAAACCATCTACTGCTTGTGAAGGTTGCCAGTCTGTATCTATTGTTAATATTCCATTAACTTCTAATCTTGTAGATGGACTTGTAGTTCCTATACCAACATTACCACTAGTGTCTAAATGCATTATGAGGCTGTAATTAGAACCATTAGAATACCAAAACTCATAATCATTTGGATTACCAGTTTCTTGACCAGTAAACCACGAAGTTCCGTCTGCTTGTTCGTGTATGATACCGTTATCATCTGTAGCAGAACTTTTTAATCTCAAACCAGCTCCGGCACTTGATCCAAAAGAACCATGTATATCTAACTTATAAGATGGGCTAGATGTACCTATACCAACAGATCCACCATTAAAATAAGTGCTTCCCGCCGCATCTAATACTACCGTAAAGCTACCATTAGCTTTTAGCCCTAAGACCCCTGCATCTAAATTACTACCACTAGAACCTCTAGGACCTATAGTCGCCACTTCATAATCATTAGAAGACAACAAAAAAACTTTGTTATCGCCTTTTATATGTAATTTTCTAGTCGGACTTGAAGTACCTAGTCCTAAGTTCCCATTGCTATCTAAATAAAAATTATTACTCCCATAACTTCCTCCAACTATTGAATTATCAGCAAAAACTTCAAATACAGGCAAACCAGCAGAGTTAGCGACCGCAAATAAAGAATCGCTCAGATCATCATCTAAAGAAAATAAAGTTCCATTAGTGCCATAAACTTCAAATACAACACCAGTATTTAATCTATTTAAAACATTTATCCCTGAACCATCATGGTAAACAGATAAAGCTCCAGTGGTTTGACTTTCACCAAAACCTATCGTAGCTGTATTATAGCTATTAGATGTATCGTAAAAATCAATTGTACCAGCAGCTGGTGTTATAAGAATATCTTTTGCCATTTATTTATATTACACTTATTCCTGTTAAAATGATTAAAATGACCCACAATAATAATGCTTTCGCATAATCTATAACAGGAGTATTAAAATACATTTTTCCTATACAAGTGCATTTATGAGAAGGAGAAATTAAATAACCAGCATATTCAATTGCAAAAAATAAAGTAAAATACTCTATTCCAAATATTTGAGTTAATATTACAGCTATACCAATAAACTTACCTGAAGATCCTAAAAGAAAAGCAAATAAAAACCCTAAAATACATCCTACTAATAAATCGCTTTTATTTTTAATATACTCTTGAAATTCACTAGTATATGAAGATATATAATTTGAAGCTAAAATAACAAAAAATAATAATCCAACCAACTTCCAATTAATATATTTCCAAAACTTAAAAGACTTGGAAAATACCATATAGTAAAAAGCTAAAATGCTAAATATTATTGGTCCAGAATACCCAGCTATAAGAAATCCAATCCCAGCTAAAAGGGGAGTTAAAACAAAAAATAAACCTTTATTATCAAAGTTATTTTTATATCTAATTTCTACATCTTCTTCCTTGATTAATACTTTTATATAAGCTATTGTATAAATTAAAGTGACCGCTAGCAGCGGCCAAAGATAAGACATGACATCCAAGTAGCTCATAGATAAAGCCGCCATTGGTATGATTATAGTTTTTTCTAATGGACTCCAAAGATAATAATGATGAGTCGCTAAATAATCAATGATTCCAAATTTAGCTCTAGAATTCTTATCTTCTGGAGCTATAGTATCCAAAATTCCTGCTGAAACTGAAACTCTTCCTGAGACTGGTAAAACCCCAGATATAAATGAAACTAAATATACAATAAGCTTTTTAGATTTAATTCTATCTAATATTGCTGAAAATAAAGCTCCAAAATAATTGTTCTCTTTGATTATGCCTGAAGTAACCATTACCCCAATTAAAAAGATAATATACTCTTGATTTTTTAATATTGTTTCCATAATTAAGGCTTATTTGGTGCTGGTAAATTTATTCCTTTTCCACTGAAGTTAACATTGCTTCCATTATCTAAAAACATTCCATATTTATCTCTTACGTATCCTAAATTTTCTGGCGTAAGAGTTTCTGCATGACCATCGACAAAAACGACATTGGATCTCAATGCGTGTCTTGGATCTACTGCCGTTCTAGGACTGGCTGAATCTCCAGTTCCACGGTCTGAATTAACATGTAAGTTTGGTGGATCTAAAGTCCATCCATGATTACTTAAACTCGTCAAACTTTTTCCATCGTTTTCGTAAGAAGTTCTTTCCTCTTCTGGATAATTCGATGCAGTTCCTAAACAATCTCCAGCAATAACAGTAGAAGACGCTGCTGTAACCCAAGATTGTTTGACAGGAAATCTGTAGTATTTTCCATCCCTCATTCTTGCATTTCCCAAAAACTGATAATTATATCCATAAGAACTATTTCTTTCGTCAGACCTATTAGGAGTTGATGGGCAAGTATAAACTCTACTATCATAATCTTGTCTGTCATTTTCCAAAATCGGATTGTTGAAACCGTAAACTCCTACATACATGCCCATAAAAGCAATCCATCTTGGCCTATATTTTTTACCATTACCAACATCATACAAATTATCTGGATTAGTAATTCCCCCACCAAGATTAGCAAATCGCCCCGGCAACATCTTATCCTCATTTGAATCTGAATATAACTGCCAACCTATTCCAAGCTGCCTAAAGTTGGACAAACAATTAATTGTTTTTACTTTTGATTTGGCTTTACTTAAAGCCGGTAATAATAATCCAGTCAGTATTGATATAATCGCTATAACAACTAATAGCTCTATTAATGTAAATCCTCTTTTCATTTTTTTAATATAAATATTCCTAAACCATTCCAAAAATCTTCAGGGTCTTCTCCTCTAGTAAAAACTTCCTTTAAATAACTACATTTAAATTTAAAATCTTTTATTCCTTGTATAACTCCTCTTTTTTCCCAATTCCAATCGTCAATAACTAATATAAATTCGTCTTCACAAAAATCCAACATTCTACCTAGCATTTGATATTGATCTGAAAAAGTATGTTCACCATCATAAAAAACAATATTAGCTTTATATTTCAACATACTTGATGGAAATGTTAAATAATTTTCATCTAGCACCCCCACCACACCATGATCTTTACATTTTTTAATGTTTGACAAAAAAATATCTTTAGGATTAGAAACATTTCTTACAGATTGCCATAAAGATATATTTGCTGGCGCTAATTCAAAATCTTTCCAATTATCTACTGCAGTAGACTTTATATCATTTCCATAAATTGCTGAACAAAATGTAGCTCCCTGATAAGCTCCGAACTCTAAATAAGAAGCGCCGTCAAAATCACATATATTATTTAAAAAAGATTTAACTTTTAAACTTGTTAAACCTTTTATATCAACTATAGATTGCGTCAATTTAGACACTTCCCTTTCTCCAAACCATAATGATTTTTCTATATGTTCTTTAGTTATCATTTTTTACTATTCGCTAACGCATCACAATAATTACAATCCCAACATTGAAACCTACAAGTTTTTATTTTTTTTCTCCATGATTTTAATTCTACATGATCGACACCATCTAAGAACATTGAATTATCTCCCTGCAATAAATTGTTACCAGAAGCATAATTGTCGATAATCTGCATCGTTTCTTGCAATCTATTTAAATTATCTCTACCGTGCATTTTTAACACATCAACCAAAGAAAGAAATTCATCATATTCATCTTTAAATGGAGGCATCGTAGCCGCTTTAAAAAAGAAAGCATTTATTTCTTTTTCCCATTTATATTCACATGTCACTTTCGATATTTCATGTTTAAAATAAGGAAGATCATCTTTTGTTTTTAAATTATTATAAGAGTAATGCTCATCCATCATAGGACATCTGCCGAAACATCCTTCATTAGTTAATAATGCAGTTTCTACAGTTCTCCCAAATTCTTTTTCTACATAAGATTGAGCTCTCTTTATTTGTTTTAGTTCTTCTAAATCCCTCATCAGAACCCTATCAATATTGACATAATCAAAACCTTGTTTGGCGGCTAGCACGTAATCTTGAGCTGTTTGAACTTTTCTTAAAATAGTATTCTTAATTTTTAATTTTGGAAAATTCTTTTTTAATCCTAAAGCAACCCAATGAGCATGAGGAATTGTCGCGCTTCTCACTCCCATGTCATAAAGACTAGAAAAACTTTTTATAAATAATTTATAATTATCAAATTTTGGAGATATATTAATATTATTGAATGTCGCGCTGACTTGAATTCCTAAATCCTGTTGAATACACAAAGCATTTTCTATCAAAACTTTAGAATCACTTTCTCTTATGTATGCCCCCATTGCGTCTTGGTTAAACGGAGCTATCCTACTTGTAAAATAAATATCATAAATATAATCTTTATTTTTTTCTAAAAAAGGATAGAAATCGTTTTCAAAAAACTTTTGATTAACGAATGGATTCAACGGAATAGAAAATACTTTTTTAATCATTTAACCTCCTTGTAAACACCCAGAACAAATACCCGCGCAGCTTTTTAAATAAAATACACATTCCTTACACCCGGACGGTATTTTGTATCTTTTTAAATTATTTATATGAGCTTTTCTATATTCACCTAAAAGACTGTCAAGCTTATTCTCACCTTCTAAATTTAAAGTATTATTAACATTAACAATATTTTTTAAAGGATAACATTGTGTCGAAGTTGTATCAGGAAAGATATCAATAGGAGAATACCCGCAAGTCTGTTTATCCTTTTGAGCAAATGTTGCAAAATTTTTTGATCTAAATAAAACCTCTTTTTCAGTATCACCCTCCCATAAACACGGAGGAACTTGGCAATCAGAAATAATAGCTATACCGTTAACGTGACAGAAATTAATCATCTTATCTAGTTCTTTACCTAATTCTTTATTATTAACTAAATAAGTTCCTGTTAAATCTAAGCCTACCCTTACACCTTTAACCTTTCCTCGAAGCTCACTATAAAGCCATTTTAAATACTCGAAATGTTTTCTTTCTTTAAAATCTCTTGATATTGTTATAGATAAATATAATCTCGGACTTTCTTCAAAACCCCAAGTAGATTGATACGCATCATATATAGCTAAATAGTTTTTTTTCCATACAGGAAATCTATTTTTTTCATTTAACTCTGCAGAATTTGGAAGCATCCATCTGAAACCCCTAATTTTACTGACAATAAAATCTTTAGTTTTATCCCCAAAAAGAAAGTTTGAAACTAAATTTATTTTTAGTTTTCTTTCTAAAATAGTATTAATTATACCTTGGAAATTTGAATGCTGGGTAGGCTCACCGCCTAAAATTCTGACATCAGAAGATATACCTTTTCTAGGATCGAAATTATAATAATCTAACAATTTATTAACAGTCTCAATTGACATCTCACCCAAAGAGTGCTTTAATCTAGCAACTTCTTCAGTGAAACAAAATGAACAACCTTTAGAGCAGGTTCCTGTAATAATAAAGTTAAACACATTAAAAAATCATTTTTAAAGTAGCCGGAGAAATATCTATTCCTTCAGCTTTCATTTGAGCTACAGACATGCTCACTCCAAACTTTAAATGCCTAAGCCTGTGACAATCAGCGATATCTTTACACTGGTCAACTTCAAGCTTTAACTTATGCTCTTCCGCAAGAAGCTCGCTCAAATTCATTTTATATTTTGTTGCTTTATTTTTAACCTTTAAAATTAATTGATCTAAAGGCGTATTACTCGCTAAAGCCAAACTCTCTAAGAACGGTTTATTTGGATCAGAACTGAAAGCCTCTTCTTTTTGAATCTCCCAAGACTCTAATTCTAACAGAGAATAACCAGACTTCAAACTTAAAAATTTAGCCGAAAATCTATCAGAAATTATTTTCTTTAAAATTATTTTATGAATTTCCGCACCAAGATTTTTATCTTGTTCAGTTAATTCGTATTTTATTTTAACTTTTTCTTCTAGCTCTTCTAATTGTCTTTCTGACAATTTACTTTGAAGTTGCTCTAAGACATTAGATCGCTGCTTAATAGATATTTTCCCATCGTAGCAATCTGCAAACATCCAACTGTAAGCTAGTTCTTTAGAAATAAAACATGGTTCCAAAGAATCAATTTTTATTCGATTATCTATATATTCGCTTCTTATCTTTGCTGAAATATAGCCTAAGTATCTACCTATCTCTTCTACATAGCCATCTGAAGGGATGGACTCCCTATAAATAAAATATACATCTGACATAAATTAATAAACAAATGTAGCTCTTATGATATGATTTGAATTTATATTTTCAAATGTGTAAGTAGATGGCGACCCAACAGAAACTCCGTCCACGATGACATCACCAATAACACCATCTGTACAAGGTTCCATTTCAAAAGTGATTGATTCACCTTCATTAACTGTAACGATTCCTGTGGGACTCATCATTTCTGTTGGAACGCCAAACGGAGTAATCCAGCCACCATCTGGATTTACTAAAATTTCATATGTATTACTCATTATTATCTCCTAAAATTCCATAAGCATGATGATGAGGGGAAGTCTCTTCTGGTTCTGGACCTTCAAGCATATCTAATCTTTTTGCAGCTTGATGCTTAAATAAATTCACATTTCTATCTACTTCTAAAGCGTGTTGGGTTGCTAATTGAAGCACTTGTCTTTGTTGATTTGGGTCCATCATTAATATTGCATCCATATTACCCTCATTAACCCTGCCATAAAACATTACATCAAGGGCGGCTTGTTTTGCCATTCTCACAGTCCAATATTCATGCTCTAATTTTTCTTCTAATTCTTTATTACCAAAAACTTCCATTAAAGGAGTTCCATCTGGTAGTTTTCCATATTCGCTATCGCAAAATTCTTTAATTAAAACTATTACATCATTTCTTTCTAAAATGTAATCTCTTAATTGACGTTTGTATCTAACAACATCATTCTTTTTATCGTCAATTTCTAATTGGATTAATTCTTTTTGAGTTTCTGAGGCTGCGTATTCTAATTTCTCTTCTTCTAGCTTTACTTCCAATAAAGCTTTTCTATGTTTAAGTTCTATAGAATTTACAGATTCTTCTCTAGCCCTTAACTCCATCAACCATTGCTTCAAAGTAGCATAAGGTGTTAATTGTGCGCCGCCAACAAAATACTTTAATTTAAATCTAGGTGTAGCATTACTTTTTGTCAAAGAAAACTGTATAAGTTCTTCATCAGTCATATAATATATTATATACTATAAATAATAAAAATCTACTATTCTCTCCACGCACAATGTCCAGATGATTGACCTGCTTGAGCAGTAGGAGAAAGACCGTTTACATTAGCCGTCCCAGTATCAGTAGCATAATACCATTTCCAGTTCTCATTATTTTGAGCACCGTCATAATTTCCTAACATATACTGATGATCTTGACCCATTGTATAGTTTTCTTCGCCACAATTAGTTTGAGGCTTAGCTACATTTCCGATATTAGTGTCTGTAGGAAAATGCCACCTTCTTAAATTGTATCCACCAGCATAAGAACCCTCATTACCGCAATAGCCTTTTCTTAATTTACTCGAAATACCTTTTTGTTGAGGATGAACAAAATAGCTAGTCCAACTTGTTAAAGTGTCTGTCGCGAAAGTAACTCTTTGCTGTGCTCCACTACCCCAATAACCATAATATTGATCTGAAAAACTAGCACTGTTTCCACTATTACCTCCCGTTAAACTAGAAGTCGCCATCGATTCTGTCCAGAAGTTAAATTTATCTATATTAGCGTTACCCCCTCCATTTATCCAAGCATAGTCGTGTTCTTTAAAAACTGTAGCTGAATCATCTCTTGAATTCAACATATTCATTACACTCGTCAAAGTATAAGAACTTTCTGTAAACATGTTTGTAGCTACAGTTTGAGTTGTATTTCCAGCAAAGCTATCACTAGCTCCCCAAATATAAAATATATTTAAACTACAAGCCCCAGAAACATATGATCCGCCATATTGCATTAAAGTTCCTAAATTGGTCGTCTGATCAGTGGAAACAATTGTTTTATGTACATTTTTCCAAGGGCTAGCACTTTTATACCCACACCCTACATAATTATAGTTAATTATTTGGCGATATTTTAACTCAGCAAAAAATCTACCTCCAGTATTTCTTATATTTCCTTCTGGTCCTGTATAAGGACCTCTTCCTCCAGTAAGATTTTTTTGATTTAACCAAGAACTCCTTATTTCAGAATCATTCAACTGAGTATTTAATATTATTAAATTACGCAAACTTCCTACAAAAAGATCGGATGAATTATAACCCACTCCGATAGCATTAAATCTTATTAAACCAGAATGATCTAAAGCTGTTACCGTTCTATCTAATTCCCCATCGATATAAAACTTGACATCACAAGGGTCTCCTGTACCCATAGTAAATCCAATCTGATGCCATTCCCCATCGTTAACACTACTATTTGAATCATAAGCAGCCCAAGCAGATCCACTATAAGCGCAAAGTCTAACTTTTCCTCCATGAATTCCAAAACCAGAGATAACACCTGATGTAGTGTCTGATAAAATAGGTAAAGCTGGATCGGCTGCACTAGCAGTAGTAGAATTTGTAGATGTAGTTTTTATTACAGCTAAAACAGTTATTCCGTTAGTAGAATTAGATAAATCATATCTAGTTCCTGTCCCACTTGTACTACCAAATTGAAATTTAGAATTCGCATTCAGTCCATAAAATTCTAAGCCATCTCTAGTAAACCTTGGAGTATCTTCGTCAGGATTACCAGAAGTTCCTGAAGCTGCGTTTGTTGTAGGAGTCGATAATCTATAACAATGTCTATCATTACCACTTAAATCCAACCAACCATCTTCGTAATCCCCAGAATGACTATTTTGATCGGTAGCATCTAATAATACGTAGACGTTACTACTGTTACTTCTTCCCATTCCACTTAATTTAGGTCCTACTGTTGTTGCCATAAAATTTTTAATTTATTCTCTCCACCCGCAATGCCCAGACGATTGCCCAGCTTGAGCTGTGGGTGATAATCCATTTACATTTGCAGTGCCACTATCTGTAGCATAGTACCACTTCCAGTTCTCATTATTTTGAACTCCGTCATAATTTCCTAGCATATATTGATGATCCTGTCCCATGGTATAATTTTCTTCTCCACAATTAGTTTGAGGTTTACCTACTGTTCCCATAGCTGAATCAGTAGGATAATGCCATCTTCTCAAATTATTTCCTCCGTTATAAGAACCTTCATTTCCACAATACCCCTTTCTTAATTTGCTAGATATTCCTTTTTGTTGACCTCTCCAAATAAAAGTATTACTAGTTGCTGTAGTTATAGTATCTGTAAGAAATGTTAATTTTGAATTTTCATTACTATCACCAAAATATCCCGTATATTGATCAGAATGAGTCGAAACACCACCTTGATCATCACCAGCAATTCCACCTGTAAAAGTTGAAGAAGCCATAGTTTCAGTCCAGAAGTTAAATTTATCTATACTATTATATCCACCTCCAGTAATCCAAGCGTAATTATGTTCATGAAACATGGTTCCAGAATCATTTCTTGCTTGAATCAGATTCATTGCGCTAGTTAATGAATAAGAAGACTCAGTGAACATATTCATTGCTACAGTTTGAGCGGTGGTACCCGGATGAGTATTGCTAGCACCCCAAATATAGAATATATTCAAACTACACGCTCCAGAAACATAATTAGCGGCATATTGAAGCAAAGTTCCTAAATTTGTAGTTTGGTCCGTAGAAGAAACTGTTTTGTGAACATTTCTCCAAGGATTAGAATTTTTATAACCTCCCCCAACGTAAGCGTAATTTATAATTTGGCGATATTTAAATTCCGAAAAAAATCTTCCCCCTTTATTTCTTAAATTACCTTCAGGACCAGTATAAGCTCCTCTGCCTCCAGAGAAATTTTTCTGATTTAGCCAGCAATTCCTAATTTCAGCATCACTTAATTCTGTATTTAATATTATTAAGTTTCTTAAAGTTCCAATGAACATATCTCCTGCATAGCCTAACCCTACAGAATTAAAGCCTATTCCACTACTATTACCTGAACTAGAAATAGTTTTATCTAATTGCCCGTCTACGTAAATTTTTACAACGCAAGGATTTCCTGTACCCATAACAAATCCAATCTGATGCCAGTTACCATCGTTTACCGTAGCATTAGACTCATGGCAAACCCAACCTGAACCACTGTAGAAACATACTTTTACTTTACCGCCTGTTACGCCAAAACCAAAATTCACACTGCTAGTAGTGTCTCCTAAAATGTTCAAAGCTGCATTCCCAGCGTAAGTAACAGTAGAATCAGTGGAAGTGGTTTTCATTATAGCTAAAACAGTTATTTCACTAGTTGTATTAGAAATAGAATGCCTAGTTCCTGTCCCACTAGTACTACCAAATTGAAATTTCGAATTTGTATTTAATCCATAAAACTCCAAACCATCTCTGGTAAATCTTGGAATATCTTCATCAGGATTACCTGAAGTTCCAGATGCAGCCGTAGTGCTTGGAGTAGATAACCTATAACAATGTCTATTATTACCGCTTAAATCTAACCAATTATCCTCGTAATCTCCAGAATGACAGTTTTGATCAGTAGCGTCAAACATAGCATATACATTGCTAGCATTCGATCTACCCATTCCCCCTAATTTAGGACCTAATTTTATTCCCATAAATTATTCTTCTATTTTATCTATTTCTGTAACTAATTTTTCAACATCCTTTCTTTCAGCATGAACTATATAAAAATAGTCATAAATATTATCGCCGCTATCTGTATAAATATAAACTTTATTATCTATAATATCATTAACACTATACTGCCTGATTTTGTTATTTGAGTCCTTGCCTTTTGCAGTTATTTGAACTGTTATTGAATCCTCATGAACTAATACTGTCCAATAATCTGGCAACTCAATAACATCTGAATCCCCACGACCACGAACATAAACACCATTTTCAGGACCTTCTAATGATCCATATCTTAATTTTTTATTTGGCTTGGTTGGGTGATCAATTACGAATGACTTGGTTGTAGCTGCAAATGAGCCTCCTACATATAAATTATAACTATATGTAGGACCAGAATTAACCCCAACAAAAGATGGCAATTGCGCAGTAGAATAAGTTCCATCAAAACCTATATAAGCAATAGCAGAGTTACCAGTTGTATTATTCATAATACGCAAATAACTGGCTGAATTATTGCTATTCGTATCTAATCTTAAAGTTATGTCGTTGTAACTATTAATAGAAATAGAGTCTGTAACACTACCTGTATTACCTGTACTCGCTATGCCATGATAGGCAGAGCCATCCCACGCAGCGACTCCATTATCCATAGAGATCTCAACTATCCTACCTAATTTGCCACCAGTAGTACTATACTGTGTAAAATAACTAGATCCGTTACCCACATAATAAGAGTTAGTACTGTCGAGTCTTACATTACCACCAACAACATGTAATTTTTGAGTAGGACTTGAAGTGCCTATACCAACATTACCGTCACCGGCAATAACCATTCTTACATTTCCTGTACTTTGATCAGCTCCAGTTGCAGTATGAAAAACAATATCAGACGCAAGATTTGAATAAGTTGTTTGGATGTGAAGAGAACCAACACTATTATTGTACCACACTTGTGCTCCCTCAACAGCAATTGACTGGTTTGATTTTAAAGTAATTACTGGATTGTTTGCGTTGGCCGATGTTTCTAAAGTCAGTGACGGAGTGCCTTGATTTATATGTAAACTATATACAGGATTAGTTGTTCCTATACCTACGTTACCATTAGTATTAATTACAAATGGATATGTAGCAGCATTTACATCGTATATCCAAAAATTATCGCTCATTCCAGAGTGAGTCCCCAATCTCCATTCTCTTGATGTCGTCTTCAACATATATCTACTTGCATTGCCAGCAGTAGTTGACTCAACTAAAACATCAGATATAGCAGATGAAATATGCAAATTCTCAGATGGACTTGCAGTACCTATACCAACACTTCCTTTTTCAAAAGTAACAGTACCATCAACTTTAGCTCTTATAACAGCAGTACTGCCATCATCTGCTTTGAAAATTTCTTGTCCAGATGATCCGTTGACAACTCTCAATCTAGTTGTGCCGGGAGAATTTGAACCTATAGAAGTATAACCACTAGATGAAATAAGCATTCTATCGATACCAGAGGTTCTAAAAACCATCGCTCCAGCTTCGGCATTTTCTAAATATGAATCTGAACCGTTTTGAGCTATTAAAAATCCGTCCGAACTTGTTGATCCAGTCGTGCTATTAATTAATTGTAAAACTGGATTTGATGCTTGGTAGATAGATAATGTCCTATTAGGAGTTCTAGTTCCTATACCAACATTTCCATCATTTTTGATCGCTACTCTATAAGCAGAATTATCATCATTATAAAATTCTAAACCATTTGCTGTCGTTCCAATTTGCCAACTGCTTCCCGTTCCTGTCCATTGCGTCCAAATGTTTCCAGAGGTATTTTGAAATTTAGCAAAAATATTACTGGGAGCACTAGAGGCAGAAACATGTAAATGTGTATAAGGAGTTGTAGTACCTATACCAACTGAACCAGCGACTAATGCATCTCCAGCTTGCCAAGTGTCACCAGTATTACCATAAAGAGTCCATTTGGTGCTATTTGCACCCACAAACACAAATTCATTTGGATTGCCACTGTTGCTCCATATATCTCCGGGTCCCCCAGCTCCATTAGTTCCATAAGCTGCCCCAGAATTACCAGCCCAAAATAAACCCCAAGTTATATTTCCACTAGAAGCACTTGGAGCCGCTCCTATCAGCCAACTTGTAGTGTCGTATTCTAACCTAAAAGGATCATTAGCTGCTCCATTTGTTCCTGTAGTTACTTTACCAACAAAATTAGCGGCGGCATCTCCAGCAACATCTAAAAGGTAAGCTGGACTTGTAGTACCTATACCAACATTACCATCTCCTTGGATCCTAACTTTTTCTGTTAATGCTGAACCTGTATAGGTTTCAAACATCATATTATAACCGCTAGATAAAATAGCTGCATCCCCTGAAGACCAATAGTATCGTCTCCCTGCATCTATATTAATGTCTCCTGATCTAACATCAAACTTTCTAGCAGGACTTGTAGTACCTATACCAACATAGCCACCAAATGGGTTTAAAGAAATATGTGTAGCAGTTGTGCTATTTAATAAAGCTTGAATAGTTGTATAAGTACTTTCTCCACTAAAATTAAGATAACTTCCTGAGTTTCTATTTTTCAGACTTAAAGAAAATATTTCAGAAGCTTCACTTAAATTAGCAGGAAAGGCTGCTCTGTTATTATCTATTAAAACAGCTCCCTTTTCTGTAGTAATAACATGTAATTTATAAGACGGGGTTGCAGTACCCAACCCTAAATTACCATTTGTATCAAGATAAAAATCATTCTGCCCATATCTTCCAGCTACTATATGACTATCAGCAAACACTTCCAAAACAGGAAGACCGGCGGCATCATTAACTGACATTAATGAATCACTTAAATCATCAACAACTGAGAATAATGTACCGTTTGTACCATCAACTTTTAATACTGTATCACCCGAAGTTCCATCGACGACATGTAAAGTAGATGAAGGGGAATTAGTACCGATACCAAGATTGCCTCCTAGTAAATACGAAATTCCATTCGCCTGAATATGCGCTTTGGCCCCACCTCCTGCTTGATATAAGATCAACTCACCATACCCTGCAGAATCTTGAATAGCACCAACTAAACCAGAACTAGTTCTTACTGAAAATAAAGAACCGTTAGTAGCACCTTGTACTTGTAAATTAGAAGTAGGACTTGTAGTACCTATACCAACATTGCCACCGCTAGTAATCGTCATCCTACCCGATTGATTGGTTTTAAATTGCAACGATTCGGCAACAGTTGTGCCAAAAACAGTCAGACCACCAGTGCTCCATTCCCAATCAGATTTAACTGTTCCACTAACAAGGTGCTCAATTTTTCCTCCCCATACCGCATCCATAGACATAGTAGCCTTGTTTGAATAATTATTTGCAGTACAGTTCAAACCAAGATCACCATTAGTGCTAAGTTTTAGTCCATTATTTACAATAGATCCACTTGAATCCACTATCGCTAATTGAGCGTATCTATTACTTGTTGCATTATCTCCTTTAAGAACCAACGCTCCGCCGTATGCTCCAGACCATACTGGAACATTACTTGTAATTCGGATTTTTCCATCCGATTCTACACGCATTCTTTCAGAATTATTAAATGAAAATATTAGCGGATTTACAAATGATGTATTAGCTGGAACTTTAACTTGCCAGCCGCCACCATAGCTTTGCAAATCTAATCCTGTATAAGCAGACGCACCAGAATTTTGATTATTTACTCTTATGTAAGTTTCGCTATTAGCGGTATTTAATACTTCTAATTTATGATTAGGACTTGTGGTTCCTATACCGACATTTCCATCAGTTTGTATAGTTAAATGAGCATCTGAATCCAAATCTGAACTAGAAGCAATTTTAAATTTATCAGAATCACTGTTGTCTATACCAGCAACCCATCTTCTAACTGCAGTTAATAAAAATTGAACAACAGAATCTCCTGTCCCGTCATTTTCAATAGTTAATCCTAAATTAGACCCTGCTGAAGAATTATTTTGATAAACTCTAAGCCCACCACCGTCAACAACATCTAATTTATAACCCGGACTAGTAGTACCTATACCAACATTGCCACTAGAATTAATGACCATTCTATCGTTAACACCTCCTGTAGTGAAAACGAAGTCATTAGCATTGAAACCTAATTGTTTGTATGTAGAGGTTGATCTTTTGTAACTGAATATAATATTCCTGTTATAAGCGTCTTGAGGAATGAACTCTATTCCCGTCCCGCCTGAATCTGTAACATGAAGAGGTGCTTTAGGATCAGTAGTACCTATACCAACATTCCCATCCATTTTTATAATCAACAGATTATTTGCAGCATAGCCTCCCAATGTAAGATAATTGGAATTGCTTCCGGCACCAGCGTAATGGAAACCAATATATGCAGAATTT